TTTAACTAGTGACCCTTCTGGGTTGAGGTTGTTGTCGTCGAATGTGAGCGTTATAAATGAGTTATCTGCGTGTTGTTTCATTTCATGAACACAACGCATTGCCCATTGCCGTGATTTCTCTAGCCGGCATCCTATACATTGACCGCAGGGTACGGATACTTGGAGGTCTGGAAAGCCTTCAGTGGGGGAGAAAGTGATTCCACGTTTACCGTTTTCCGTTGTTCTGCGACTCCGATACCCTCGTAACGGATGGTAGCAGGGCATTTATAGCCGTATTCCACCTCGCATTACGGTATCCAAAAGGTTTTTACGATGAGTTTTGGAACCTGTTTTTGAGAAGAGTTGTTTGCTGTTGTTAGCAGTCATTGATTTTCGATATTTCATATTTATTTAATGTTAAAGTGTCGTTTAACAATTCGTTTTTTAGGTTTTATTGGTTTATCTTCAGTTTTGATATTTTTAATGTATTCTAACATTTTTTGTGCCTGGATAATTCCTTGGCCTTTAGCTGAATTTACCGATTGCCCGAATGCTTTTACAATAGCTGCTTCGGGTACTAGGTTTTTTGTTATATATTTGTCAGTTGCTACGTTTAATGCTGAAGATGCTTCGTCAGCTTCTGCTTTAACTTTGTTTTGCTTGATTATGTGCTGTAAGTTTTGTGCTGATTGTGCTTCTGGAACTGGGTTAGTGATATCAGGGTTGTAACCTGCTCCACCTGGTGTTGATGCTCCGCCTTGTGAGTATGCTAATGCAGGATTTAATCCTGCTGCTCGCATGTCGTCCATAGCACGTACGTATGATGTATTGCTCATTTCACGTTGGAATCGCATTTGTTTGTTTGCCTGCATTGCTTGTAGACCTGTGCCTATAGCATCAGATGCTACACGGCCCATGATTGTCTTAGCGGTAGCAGAGCCAGCAACTTTAGCTGCTGTTCCTGCTACTACTTTACCTGCTGCTGAGCCTAGTATTTTTCCACCTATAGATCCTAATACTGCACTGATGAAGGGTTTAATTAACCCTGTCCGCACCATGTAATTGAACATGATGCGGTATATGTGGTCTGAGAATGACATTTTATAGGTGGTCAGTTAAGCCGGGTACGCTATATGTTGGCATTGGTCGTGCTGTTCTGCACTGGATGTGTGTGTCGAGTATGAAGTCTGGTTCAGTTGTTACTGCTACTACACGGTCGATTGGTGGGTTGTCCTCGATGAAGTCACTTGATAGTGTTGGTAAGTCCGCAAAGTCTTGCGATAAGTGCCAAAGATCGAGTGAGCCGGTGATACCTGAACGCATACGACCTGAGATTTTGCTTGGTGCGTAGCGATATTCTGCCCAGCGTTCTTGATAGCCGAAGGTTTCTTCGTCTGCTGCTGTGCCGTCTGCATAGATTTCTTTGTTAAGAACTTCTTGTTCTCCTAAGTGTGCCAGTGTTGGCCAGTAGAAATCGTATTTAGTTTTGCGGTTAAACATACGGTTTACACCGCTTTGGTATGTAAGATCTGCTCGTGCTGATACTAATCCGATAATAACACCGTGTTCGGTGAAGGATTTAGTGAAGCCGTCGCCTTGTGATGCTACTGTTCCGAATGCTCCTAAGTCACCTACTTGTGTATTGCGTTGGTTGCTAATGAAACCTGCGTAGGTTGCTGTAGTTGGGATAGCTTGTACGTTTACTGCTGATGTTGAGCCTCCGAGAAATTCGGGGCGTTGTAGACGTCCGTCTGGTGATGTGACAGAGAAATGTGATTTAATAATCTCTGTATATCGTGTTCCGCCTCGTGCGTCACGTTCTGCAAGTCGTTGTAGTTGGAATGCATTGCGTAATGAATTGATTGTAGCTGCTGTAGCGTTTGAGAGGTCAGCTTGTAGCATGACGTCTGGTGTTGTTGTTTGTGAACTAATACCTAATAGATTGGAAGCGTTGTTTGTGGATAGTCCACGGTCTCCCATATCTGTTTTAATGCCTAGTTTTTCGCCTGCTACGCCGTCGAAGCCTGTGATTGGTGCTGATGTACCGAGTGGTAGTTCTACACCCGGTCCTTTTTGTGGCCATGGTAGTGCTGATGTGAAGTAGTCGTGACGTTTGCCACGTCGTTTTAGTTCGTAATGACCGTCAGATAGAAGGTCTGGACCTTGGTCTGTTGGTACTTCTACTGGGTCTTGAAGATTTTGATCTCTGAACCATTCGTTCCAGATTAGATTGTATGCTCTGTGCCATAATGCGGACACTGAGAGCCCTGTTGCTTGAGAAGCGACTGGTAGACCGAAGTAATCTTCTATTGAGTTCTCTGCGAAGCCTGTAGCGTCTGCGTCTTCTAATTGTGGTACTAAGAACTCTGTATCGTCTGTTGGGCTTAGCTTTTCGCCCATGAATCGTTGAAAGTTTTCCCAGATTAGACGGTTTGGTACAAAGAAATAATGTGTGTCCAGATACATGTTGTCCATGACTGGAGCGATTGGAGTGTTTAAGCGACCAAATAGTGTCGCTTGTACGTTGAATGTGTCTCCGGGTAAAACCTCGTCGATGTAGAATGGTACTAATTTTCCTGCGTCAAATGTAGTTTTATGAGTATGAGTGCGGTTAAATACACTGCGTGGGATTTCAACCTTAGGAACTTGGCTGAATTGATGTTGCATGTTTGATTTCATTGTTGATTGGCTAATGATGGATTAATTTTATTTATTAGACTGTATATCGTCAGACGCCCGATGGGCTTATTTATGACTCTTTTTTTCAAAAAGGTGTCAGTGGGGACAGTTACAACAAGAGAGGAACTGTCCCCAACACCCCTATGTATTACTATTTTCGCTAGTTACTTCGTCTGCAATTGTTTCTGATACGGCCTCTTTTTGAGGCTCTGTGGCATGTTCGACTGGTGCGATTAGACCCATTTCGGCTGCTTTTTCAGCGTTTGCCGGGTCGTCGATGAAGTCGAGTAGATTTGCTACATTGTTAGAGAAGAATTGACGTGTTTCTGCGTCGAGCTGCATGAAGTTTTGTTCTGCCTCTACGATTGTGCGTTGAATTTGTACGTAGTCGTTTACTTCTGAATAGTCATCGAATAGTGGTTTGCGTGTACCAGATGGCAAGATACCCGATTTTAACCCTCGGTTAACTATGTTGTTAATATTACATTCTTCTGCGAACTCAGATTTGGTTCGTGAAGGTGAATTTTTGAAAGAGATTGATACTCTTTTACGGATAATTTCCGAGATATGTTCGGGTTCTTGGCTCATGGTTATAGATGTTTTTCGATTGATTCGGTTGCTGAATCGGGTTGAGTTTTGGGATTACTTACGAATTCAGGGAGATTAGATACGATTTCAGCAGATGCGTCGTCGAATGTTCCGAGTTTATATAGTGCATAATCCTCTGGGAATTGATTAATTGTTGTGTTTGGATCGTTGGCTGCCTGTTGGAAGCTACGAGTTGCAGTAGCGTCGTTAATGCTGAAGAATGGAGTTGCGAATGTTCCGCTCTTTGCGTCTTTGATTGTGTATACATTTTGTTTCATGGGTGTTTTATTTTTTTGTCGTTAGACTGTTGTATTAAGTAGAGCCGTTAGTAGCTCTGGAGAGATGCCCCCCCCTACGAAAGCGATTGCTATTAATAGGATGGTTTTGGGGGGTAATGATTTAATTTTACATAGAATTTTCATATTGTCTGTTGTTTCTTTTGGCTGCGTGAAGTTTTACTGATTCTTTTTCATATAATCTCTCAAGATTATCGAATTCAGGATGCTTCATTGCTTGTATGATTCTGTTTGATTTTATCTGTTTTAATGTTTCTGGGTGTTCTTCGTCAAGTAGTTTTTCATAATAAAGTGGCGGTTTCATTTTTTTATTGTTCATGACGATGAAATCGTCAGGCCACATTTCGTGTTTGTATTTATGATAATGCTCTGACCCTATACCGGGTCGTCTTGACATTGTTGTGTATTCAGGTTGTCTGCCGTCGTAATATTCGTCAGCACCTGGTCCTGTTATTTTTTTTAGTACGTACCTTGCTACGTATGCTGCTGTTTCGAAGTTTGCTTCTCCTATTAGACTGTGTCCTTTGTTTTGCCATGCTTTGTCTAGTATATCTGATGAATATAATTTGTAGTCTCCGTTTTTTTTGAAATACTTTTTGTCTGTGAAATCATAGCCAAATAAGATTGCGTGGTGGTGGGGTCGTTTGAGTTGGTCGCCGTATTCACCGCAGTGAAAGTATCTGATTTTTGCTCCTGTGTTTTTTCTCAACCGTTTCATGAAGTTTTGGAAGTCACTTTTTACTAGTGACCCTTCTGGGTTGAGGTTGTTGTCGTCGAATGTGAGCGTTATAAATGAGTTATCTGCGTGTTGTTTCATTTCATGAACACAACGCATTGCCCATTGCCGTGATTT